ATTAATGATCAAAAAAATATTTACTGTACTTGCAGGACTTGCAATTGCTTCTCCTGTCAATGCAACTAGTTGGACAGATGTCAATACTCTGACCGATCTAGTAAAACAAACTGGAACTACTGTCGAAGCGCGAGCCTGTCAACGCGAAGGTCTACAAGGCTTTTATCAATATGATCAAGAAGCAGGAATAGATCTACTCGTTGTTTGCTCAAACGTTGTTGATATGTCTGACTCCGATGCTGTATGGGAAGTTGTTTCTCATGAAGCAACGCATGTCATGCAAGCATGTATAGGTGGACCTGTCTTGAAAGACACCTATATCCCCCGTGTATTGCGTGAACTGCAAGAAACAGCTCCTCACTATTATCAAACTCTTCAGCAATATCGTGGCGATCACAAACGCTACGAGCTAGAAGCGTTCTGGATGGAACTACGTGCTCCAAATGTTGTCCATGAATTCTTGGACAGATCTTGTTTCGCACAACCTGAATGACATCTGCCCCCTCCGGGGGCTTGGTCTGTTCATGTTCTTTCTCTAGGAACTTATGAACATCCCAATGGTGAGTATCCCTCAAGTCCAACTTGATCAACTCATTCGAGATCTGCAAAAAGCAGAAGGTTACTGCCGTAGGGCACGTCCTGCTTCACGTCATCCGTCTCGTGAAGAACTATTCGCAGAACCTACCGAGTTCTACTCCGGTGCATCTGGCTTTGCCGGTGCAACTCTGCGGAATGCGATTCAAACTATCGAATCGTACCTGTGATTGGTACAAGCCACTGCCTTCGGGTAGTGGCATTTTTTTATTTAAACTACAAATATGTGTGAAATCTTATTTGCTTACTTAATTATCAACGCTATTGAAGCCACTCCTGGCCACATGCGGGTTGAACAGTTGCGTTATACCGACGGTATCCATACTGAAACTCGTGTAATCCATGTTCCTACCCAAGAGTATTTAGACTGTTGGGATGGACAAAGATGAACTAAAAACTAAAATTCTAGAGGAGATTGATGATGTCGAATATCGATACTACGCTCTCCCTCATTCTGGTCTTATCGCTGACTGGTTTATTCACTACTGGGATCTCGCAGAGCTTGTCATGCAGTACTTTGACGAGCCTTTTTATAAGCCGCAAAAGTCAACTGAGGATCAGATAAAATAGAAATATTGCTTCTATATTCTCATGGGTAAAAATCGGTTTAAAGATAAGTCATACAACCCTAAATACGGCATTGGCGGGCGTGTAACAAGTGACGATCTAAGTATCGACGGTAGGAGTTGGGATTACCGTGACCCACAAAATAAGAAAGAGAGTGCACATCGTGCAATGGATGACAAAAACCCGAACTCATATGACTACACCAATCCCTTGTACGATTACTCATACGGTGCAGTCCGTGATGCTAGTGAGGCAGTAAACGTTACCAACGTCAATAGTAAAGGCGACGTTAAGCAACTCATCGACTACCTCCAGAAAGGTCCCGAAGATAAGCCTGCTGAAGTAAAAGTATTGCCTGTTACAGACAAAAAGGAGGTTGATGCTCCTCCTCCTAAGCCTTATGAGCAATCACCAGAACTAACTGAAGCTAAAGAGCGTGTCCAAGTTTGGGAAGATTCCAATGCTGGCACTGATCCCTCTCCCTTTGGAGGCGAAAGGTTGGACTTCAAGTCAATGGTCTTCGATGTTGATTCCAACAATGGCGCTTCTGCTCAAACATCTAGTGGAGAAAAAGCACAGAGCCAGCTCGAAGTATTCAAGAACAAATTAAAAAATCGATTACACTTCCGGCCAGTACTCTAAAAGCTACATAACTTGCGTAGCTTCGAAAGCCCAGTCAAGTACTGGGTTTTTTAGTGCCTACTACCAAAAAGCTACGCTAACTACGCTGGGAGCCCTATATACCTTTTAAAAAATAGATAGAAGGGGATACCCCAGTGTGCGTATATAAAAAAGAGATATATAGAGAAGATGTGTAGCAAACGTAGTTTTTACATATTTCTATTGGGGTACTGTTTGGACAGTTCCCTTGCAGCGCAGCGGAATACGAGCAAAAAACCACGATTAGACTTAGCTACAGTAGCTCTGTGGCAAGAGTATTTATACGCCATTAAATGATCGATTAATAAAAATTTACCGAGCCCAGTTCTTAATACAGAGCTTCCTTTCGGCTAGTAGCACAGTAACGTTTATGCGAATAATGAAATTCGCATTTATGCAGCGGATAGACGTCAAGGTTGACGAACGATTTGCTGCTGTCCTCAAAGGGTACTGCGCTTATTGGGGTCTGACTCTGGGAGAACTCATGTATGAGGCTGCCAAACAACACGTACACTCATCTGCGCAAGTTTGTACACTTGCAGATGACTTAATGCGAAAGCACGGAGTAATTGCTGACAAGCGTTCAGCCAAGCACTGTTACGGCTATCTTTGCCGTTGCTGCAAGCATCAGCTTATGTGCAGAACTGGCCTGTATCAAAACGAATGGGAGATTGCTGACGAACACAAGCACTTGCAAAAAGATCAATCAAACGATTACCCCCTTGACTCCTATAAACAATGAAAAAACTTCAAGTCCAAATGCCTGACCCATGTCATGCGGTATTAAAGGACTATGCCAATGCTTGGGGCATGACAATGTCTGAAGTGATGTATGAAGCCACTCGTTGCTTTATGCACAAACATTCAGAGAATTGTGGATACATCAATTCATTATTTACATTTAGACGTATCAAAGCTGATAAACGACTTACCAAAGAATGTTATGGACATCCTTGTTTTGCCTGTGAGCACTTAGTTGCTTGTAAAACAGGACAATACAAAGGTGGCTGGGAAATGTCTGAAAAAGTTTCTGAGTACATCAATCTGAAAGCATAATTTTTTTTGCCTGAAAGCTTAACAATAAGTTAGACGATTGATATCTGTATGTCTCGATATATTTAATCAAAAAAATGTATCAACGCAAACGTTGCGCTTGTGGCGTGAATAATCATACTTTCATTGTCGCTTGTCTGCGGCCTTCACAACTGATCGAATACATGACTACAAATAAACACCCACAAATCTCACATTTAATTGTCTCGTTTATGACAAGCATGAATAGCATGAGCAGGGTGTTGTTACACAACAAGTCTCAAAAATAAAGGCACACCTAGTTGCTTCACTTGTATAGCAATTATTGCCCCCTCCGGGGGCTTGATCCTTTCGTGCGCTTTGAAAAAAGCGTGTTCTTTATATGTCAATTCAATGCCCGCAAATTTCACATCTGGCTGGCTCGGCAACGGCGAACGTGCATGGCACGAAATGGGGGTCGTCACCGACGGCACCCTGCCAGCGCGAGAAGCGTTTGAAACTGCCGACGCTTTATTCACAGTCGAAAAGCGAGAACTTCTCGTTCCAGTCACATTTAACGGACAAGCCTCAGTTGCCGCATCAGGCACCTACGGAGTTGTCCGTACTGACAGTCAAGGATTACTCGGTGTTGTCAGCAAGCAATATGAAATCGTTCAAAACGATTCGCTCCTTCGGATGGCTGAATTCATCCGCGAGGAGGCAGACATGGACTGCGTCATCGTTCTATCGGACGGAGCCAAAGTCTGCTTTACCGCCACACTCCGTGGTGCGGAGACGGACATCGTCCCTGGCGACACAGTCAAACGACGCATCGTTGGCTATCTAGGACACGACGGCAAGACTGGTTGTGGTGCAAAGTTCACCAACATCCGTGTTGTCTGTCAAAACACACTGACTGCCGCTCTCAATGAGAGTGGTGCTCAATCAAGCATCACCCATAAGGGTACTGCCAACGCTAACTTCGATGCTCTTATCAACAGTATTGACGTAGCACGGCAAGACTTTGCCGCTGAATGTGATCTGATGCGTGAGTTTTCACGTACCCACATGAGTGCTACTGGCTTCAACGAGTTTGCTGACCACGTTTACAACATCAGTGAAGGTGAAGTATTTCGCAAACGTCAGAAGCTAGAGCAAGCATTCCGTGCTGGTTATGGTTCGGAGTATGCCTCATTCTCACTATGGAATGGCTTGAATGCCATCACCCAAGTAGAAACAAGCACCCGTGGCACTACAGCTGCCAAGGGTAGAGCACAGTTTGCACGTGGCACCTTTGGTTCTGGTGCTGTTATCAGCAAAAAAGCTTTCTCTGTTGCACGTGACCTAGTTACTGGCTGATAGAAATACAATTGGGAGTACTTAATTGTGCTCCCTATTTGTTAGCTTAAGGTTTCATCCATAATATGAATTATTTATGTTATCTAAAATCTTTGGTGTTACTAGTGCCGTTCTATTGGCTCTGTCTACACCCGCAACCGCTGCAAGCACTATGCTTACGAGCTGGTATGGACCATACTTTCACGGTCGCCTCACTGCGAACGGAGAAGTGTATGACCAAATGGGATTCACCGCAGCACATAAAACTCTCCCTTTCGGAACGAGGCTACGGGTCTGTTATCAAGGATGTGTCAACGTCCGAATTAACGACCGTGGTCCGTATATCGGGGCTCGTGAGCTTGACCTCTCTCTGGGTGCTGCTAAAACAATTGGATTAGTAGATCCAGGCGTTGCAAATGTTCAGGTTACTTATCTCTAATTAACCACAATCGTCTGCTCCCGAAGATAAACTAAAAACAGTTCAAGGAGATACAAATGTCTAGAACAACTAAACATCCCATTACCAAAAATTGCTTTACTGATTTAGAGCACGAACGCAAAGAACGTAAACAACAACGCGCACAGAATATCGAGCTACTTAATGCTTCACTCGACTTAATCGTTAAAGAAAATTAAGTATTTATACGCCGTTATTTGTGCATTTCTTAACATAGACTAGTTAAGTAGCGTTAACCACACGTGAGTATTACCCAAAAATAAAACACCGCACTAATTAAATGGCTTCATCAATCTCAGTAGCACGCACAGGCGTGCAATCAAACTGGGAGGAGTTTTGTAAGTGGGTAACATCAACTGACAACCGCCTTTATGTGGGCTGGTTTGGCATCTTGATGATTCCTACGCTCCTCGCAGCAACTATTTGCTTCATTATCGCCTTTGTAGGCGCACCACCTGTTGATATCGATGGCATTCGTGAACCAGTTGCAGGATCGCTCCTGTACGGAAATAACATTATATCGGGAGCAGTTGTCCCGTCTAGCAACGCAATCGGTCTGCATTTTTACCCAATCTGGGAAGCGGCTTCATTGGATGAATGGCTTTACAACGGAGGCCCATTCCAACTCGTTGTCTTCCACTTTCTCATCGGTATCTTCGCTTACATGGGACGCGAATGGGAACTTAGCTACCGGCTAGGTATGCGCCCCTGGATCTGCGTTGCATACAGCGCACCTGTGGCTGCAGCTTCTGCCGTATTTCTTGTCTATCCTTTTGGACAGGGATCCTTCTCTGACGCAATGCCTCTCGGCATCTCCGGTACATTCAACTATATGTTGGTGTTCCAGGCAGAGCATAATATCCTTATGCATCCGTTCCACATGTTGGGCGTGGCTGGTGTCTTCGGCGGCAGCTTATTCAGTGCTATGCACGGTTCTCTTGTTACATCATCTTTGGTGCGTGAAACCACCGAAAGCGAGTCCCAGAACTACGGTTATAAGTTCGGACAAGAGGAAGAGACCTACAACATCGTTGCAGCTCATGGCTACTTCGGTCGATTGATCTTCCAATATGCTTCGTTCAACAACTCCCGTTCATTGCACTTCTTCTTAGCAGCATGGCCTGTCGTTGGTATTTGGTTCACCGCATTAGGTGTATCCACAATGGCCTTCAACTTGAACGGCTTCAACTTCAACCAGTCCATTAACTCTGCTGACGGTCACGTCATCAATACCTGGGCAGACATTCTGAACCGCGCAGGTCTTGGAATGGAAGTGATGCATGAGCGTAACGCTCACAACTTCCCTTTGGATCTTGCCTCTGCAAGTACCAGTCAAGTCGCATTGACTGCACCATCCATCGGTTAATATCAACTCGGAAGAGTTCCACAGCCTCACTTCAGTGGGGCTTTTTAATATCAAGAATTAATATGGCTAAAAGTGAATTCATCGATCAACTAGCATCAGCTATGGAACAACTAGGATTTACATCTGATGTTCCCTTAGATATTGCTATTGCCGGTGGCCAGGTCTACGAGATCGAAGGTACTGGCACTAAGTGGTCACCTAAAAAAGGTACCCGCAAATACAACAATGATGCATTCATTGTTATCCGTAAAGTTACACCTGTTATATCTTCCAATGCTTGAACTTCTCACTTATTACGTGATCGGAGGAGCACTACTTGTTGGTGCCCCTGCTGTATTTTTCCTGATTGCCTTTATGCCTGCATTGCAAAACACAAAAGGTAGGATGGTTGGATATAAAGATCACAAGCAATACGGTGACATCTCTTCCTATGAGAATGCACCTGTAGATCAAACAAAGTTTTATCTGGTGCTGTCAGATGATTAAAGTACTATTAGCTGCTTCATTGCTACTTGCTGGATCATCAGTACTAGCAGAAGAAACACGTTGGCCTAGCTATTGCATACGTTCAGTAGAACAGAATGCTGCTGGATATCTATTAGATATGCCTGGCTGGCCTTATGGTATGGATAACAAACCAATGCAAGTCTCATCATTAGATAGTCTTGACAATACAAACGAATGTTCACCTAACGACCCAAGAATAAGCAATGATTAAAGCACTCTTTAGTCTTATGTTCGCTGCACTTATGTGGGTGCAAGTCCCACAGTGGAGTGATGACTGGAGCAAGTGCTCCGTTGATGTCCCTGACGTTGCTTGTCATTGGTATATCACGGCACCTGATTCAACTATGGGTGAAGGATTTAGCTGGGCTAATGCACCTTGGTTCTCTGTTGAAGGCTTGCGTGACGTAAGTCAACTAACAGATACCGTGCAATCTATACAAACAACCCATAATCTGTAAGTCCTTGCTATATTTAATCAGGGACTAATAAGTCTCTAGAGTAGTAAGCAAGGATAATAACTTGTTTGTTTCATAGGTTGTATCAATGGGTGTAAGCCTCACTTCGGTGGGGCTTTTCATTAAGTGTTAACTGTACCCCAATAAATAATTATGAAAAGAGAATCTCCGGAGTTTTGGGGAGCCTTATGGGGCTCATCTATTGGGTGTGGCGTTATCGCCATACTCGTACTGCTTACATCATGCAAAGTAAATGACAGATTTGCGGCAAGTATCATCGACGATTCAGCTAACACAAGCTGTGTCGCTGGGTATGTGGAAGATACGCCCGGTAAAGGCACGATTGATATCTATACCGAGACCATCGGTACTGAAAGTATCTCCAACGTTAGCATTGAAATTGCAGATGAAATCTCTCACTCAATCGGCAACTGCTAATGGACTTTACTCAAGAAGAACTAAATGATATTCGTGCTGCAGTAGTTCTCTATATGCAGAACAATATCTCAATTAGAAATCCTCGTTACCAAGAGTTCGAGGTTATACTAAAGAAGCTTAATAAAACATTACAAGAGAAATGACTACAATTACAGAAGACGGCGGAAGAACAAATATCTACGCCAAAGAACCACAAGTACAAGTAATGGAGGTCTCCGTGACACACAACGAAATCGCTGAAAAACTAAATGGACGGCTTGCAATGCTGGGTGTTATCGCTGCCATTGGTGCTTATGCTGTCACCGGTCAGCTGGTTCCCGGCGTATTTTGATTGGTCTAATGGGTTCTATTCAGGACCTGCACTAATGATTAAACTATCGCAATGGTAGTTGTGAATGCCCCCTCCGGGGGCTATATTAAATAGGTGCCCGGCGATTGGGCCTGAACATATATATTTCAATTGAATGCAAATATCAAGAGAGCAGCTTGCGGAACTCCGTGAGCTCATTGAAGACACAGCAGAATACTTCTGCGACGAAAACAAATTGTCTGGCGAACTCGCATGGACATGCATCGAATGTTTAGCCACTGCAAAGCTGGCTGAAATGCAAGGTCTCATCACAGCGGATCAAGCCTGATGAAGGATTCCCGTGGTCTTGCAGAACTATTCATGCACTTTGTTCGTCAACTGATAATCGAAAATGAAGCGGACAACCCACAAGAGTTGTACCAACTAGTGGCTGATCGCAGTCAAGCAGAAGCCAATCGATTGATGGCTTTAGATCCTGATCGCAACAAATAAAACTTATGCCCCCTCCGGGGGCTTGATTCTTCCATGCCCATATGGGCTTCAACTACATCCAAACTAACTATGACTATCGCTCCTGTTAATACCTCTGTTCTTTCTCAATTCATTGGCGAAGTACAAGACAGCTACGACATGATGATCGGCATCGCTCTTGTCAAAGAGTCCGATGCAGTGTTCTTCGAGTACCAGGGCGACAAGCAACAGCCTGTGCCTCTCATGCTGTCGAACGGTCGTCCTCTCACATACCTGCGGAACGTGCGTCTGGGTGGTATCAGCATTGCCGAAGACATTGGTGAGTTCAACTCCACCAAGCTCAACATCATTCTCGAAGCTGGCGGCAAGCGTGTACTTGTTACCTCTGGTCTCACTACTCTCTGGTCTCAAGCTGTGATGACTGGCCTCATGGGCATGTTCAACAGCTACGACCTTGATACTCCTTTCACTCTCAACACATGGAAGGGTACCTCGAAGATGCGACCTGCATTCGCTTCTATCAAGCTTGCTGGTGACGTCAAAGTTTCTGATCAGATGCTGTACGACCAGCTCTGTGAACTCCGTAGTGATCGCGCTGCCGACAAGATCAAAGCTGTCATGCGTGACTCCGTAGAGATCCTGGCCGCTGGCCTGGCTGGTGGTATGCCTGCCATCAGTGTTGTTGTCGAAGAGCCCAAAGCTCTTACCTCTGTTGAGGAAGCTCTCGACTTCTGAATGACTAATCGGGTAGTCACCGAGATGCATGCAGCACGTAGGTATCTAACCAACGTGCTCTTGCACTTAAGTGTTGACGCAGACAATCTCACTGTCTATCAGTTGATCCAATTACTTGATCACTTTGCAGAACACCCAAATGAATACATCGAACTAACCAATGACAACTATCTCTGAACTACCTGACTATGACGTCCTCGATGTCGTACTCCTGTGCCACGCAGCACTGGCCCAAGACTCACCAGAATTTCCTACGCACTATCTCAACCAGATACTCAACATCATGTTTGGTTATCTCACTAGCGATCAGCGCCAGGAAGTCGAAGTGTACCTTGCTGAAAAGAAGTATCTACCTCCACTGAAACTACACCGTCCTAACTCATGATTTGCATTCAACAACAAGTTTGGATTACCAAAGAATCCTTTGAAGACGAGGAACTTGCAAAAAAAGAATTGGAGCTGCTCAATCGTCGTTTAATTAATGGTGAACAACGTACAGCCTTTCGTCTAATCACTAAATCATGACACTCTCAGTAATTGAACAAACCAACTTTCGTAACTACATCGTTCATCGATTGATGCTTGAAATCGAACGTCTTATTCCTGAGTACATAAACACTAATCAATATCTCATTGAGCATATTGAAGACAAAGGCTATGAGTCTGTCGAAGAATCTTACGTCCAAGACGCAAGCAACATCACCTTTACCTGGCCACCTGACCCTTTTGGAAGATCATGAACCTATCAACTGACCAACTCGAAGACTTTCGATGGCATCTACGCAATGCTTTAGACAATAACATTCTTGAGGAAATCAACTTCTATGTAGATCAAGTTGCATCACAGCTGCATAATGATAATGAAGCTAAGCGTGCACAACTTATAAATACATTGTGCGATGAGGCTCAACTATTACGTATTACCTTTGACGACGAATGAAAGACTTTGACGTAGTTTATGTAGACCAATCAGGTAACAAACAAGACTATGTAGTTACCGCTATCGATACCAATACAGCGATTGCAAATACATTAGAGCTTCGCTCTGATTGTCGTCGTGTAATTCGCTGTGCACCTAAACCAATGTTTGAAGATGACAATTAACCATCACGTAATTCTGACAGAAAAAGAACAATTGATTGCTGTCCAAGCAGTTGATTTTTTCTATCGCTACTTCAAAGGAACTATTGAATCAGATGACTTTGAACAAAGTCGTCTAGCTGCTCGTGAATACGGGCATGAATCAATCAGTGACCTAGCCACCAAAATTGCTACCTCAAACTAATGTTCAAGCTCAACACCGAGATGGAAGCAGTTCCTGTGACTGCTCCTGAAGTTCGCACTGTCTTCAATCCGGTCACACTAAATGAAGACGAGCACCTTGCTTACGATGCTGAAATCCAGTACAAACGTAAGCCACCTGCTGTTCGCATGATTATGTGCAGCAGATTAGATAATGTAAATGTCGGTGAACCTGTGATGATCTCCTATCACATGGGCATGCGTTGTTACCAACATGCGCGGCATTTAGTAATATCTAATAGTGAGAATTGTATTGGTGGTTTCTATTACACCAATGGACAACCTGCATAACTAATGATGAAAAATTACAAGCTCTATGTTTTTACCCAAGACGGCTGTGCTCCATGCACTCGTCTTAAAGATCACGTTTCTACCCTCACTAATGATGAGCAAGCTGAACTGGACTTTGTTCCTCTTAAAACGCCCACAGGCAGCCGTACAGCGCTTGCGGAGGAGCTTGCGGTGGAGTTGTCACCAACACTCGTCGTTGTACACGAGGAGGTCTCTTGCAAACTTGATGAAGATGGTGACGAAGACTGCGACTATGTCGAACAGTCAGTCGAAAGATTCGTTGGGGCGAACAGCATCATCGAACATCTCCAAGCAACATTAGACGCCTACACCTACGCACATCCTGAATGACAATCGACTTAACCCGACAAGGGATGATCGACCGGATTATTGAAGAACAATATGATGGTATGGATTACAAAGCTCTTTGGCACTTCTTTGAGTGGCATCAACAGCGTGAATACGCTGACTACAAGACAGAAGAAATTGAAACTGAATACAAAGAACTGTTTTCCGAAGAAGAATGACACCTAACGAACGCGAAGAGCTTATATTTGATTTAGCACAGGCAAGAGTAAGCAAACTATCTCACGCAGGCATCTTTGCCATGGCTGTAGATCAGATGTGTGATCTCTTGAAGAACGAACCTGATGAGCAATTGCTCAAGGTTTCACTTGGCTATGCACCTAAAGAGAAGAAAAAAAAGAAAGCTAAAGGATTCTAATGAAAATATATGTCAACTACAACGTGAACGTCTCGTACACGGTTCCGATTGAACGTGAAACTCTTCCAACTGAAGATGAGTTGCTTGAATCAATTACTAGAGACGAGCTTTGCGGAGGCGATGGTGAACTGACTTGGGATGCAATTAAAGATGCATGGAGATTCTCCGATCCTTCAGATGTCATCGTCACTGACGACGAATTCAATGAACTATATATCTGACAAATGGCTAAAGCAAATGTCATCCAAGCTAAAGGGGTGATTAATAAAGAAAGCGGCAACGGCTTCTTTCGTGTTGAACTCGAAGATCCTGCAGGACACCTGTGCCTTTGTCGTGCGTCAGGTAAACTTATTACTAGAAAAATTCAACTACTTGTAGGTGACAGAGTCACAGTAGAACTCTCTCCATATGACTTAGATCGTGGTAGGATTGTTCTCCGAGAGAAGTGACTCTCGTTGCTTATAAGATAAACAAACTGATCACTATATTATGTCCCGACTAGAAGAAGCCAAGCAGTTTCGTGAAACGTTTGGCCAAGAGATACTACCGAATATCTCCCGCTTTGGGTTTATCAAAACTCCACTGTGGAAAATGCAAATCAATCTTATCAAGGAAGAAGCATCTGAATTCCTTGTAGCAGCTGACGAAGTATATGCAGACCCTGAAAAAGATCCATTGCGTTCAGAGCTCCTCAAAGAGCTCTCTGACCTTGTTTTTGTTTGCTATCAGTTTGCTGCTACTTATAACCTTGATTTGGACGAGGCTTTACGTCGCGTTTACGAATCTAATATGAGTAAGCTAGACGAACAAGGCCACGTCATCTATCGAGAAGATGGCAAGGTTCTCAAAGGACCTAACTATAAAAAGCCAGATCTCAACGGACTATTCCCTTCCTCTAATACTCTCTACGACACTCATGGAAAATAATGTAATCGCCCGTACTGGACGGGTGCAATCTTGGATCGATGATCCCAACTCGCGCCTCCCCGTCAGCTGCACAGTTTTCGTGTGTGACGACAGCATGACAGGACCTAATGGAATTGAGGCCAGCTGGCGCTACGTAAGTCACGGATTGCGCTTCGGGGCAGGAGTTGCAGTACATCTCTCAAACATTAGAGCAGCAGGAACTGATAACGGAAACGGACTAGTTGCAAGTGGGCCCTGCTCATTCGGCAAAATTTATTCCTGTCTCAACGAACAACTACGTAGAGGTGGGGTATACAAAAATGGCGCAGTAGTTCTGCACCTTGACCTCAACCATCCTGACATCCTTGAGTTTGTCAGTATGCCTAGGCAAGAAATTCCTTGGGCAAAGCGTTGCGTCAACCTATCCCCTGTCATGTGGGACATGGCTATTCCCGCTGTCAAAGAAGCAATCCTTAAAGGTATTGCTCGTGGTGACATCTGGCTTGCAAAGATCAGACGTGACCAGCACGGTGAACGCATTTACGCGAATGTGTGCCTCGAAGTTTTCCTCCGTAGCCGTGGCACTTGTCTCTTGGAGCACATAAACCTGGGGGCTTGTTCACCTGATGACCTTCCTGCTGCATTTATTGAAGGTATGGAAGAACTCATTGATCTCCACGCAAAGACAGGAGTCGAGAACACTGGTGAGTATTTAACTCAAGCTGAAGATCGTCAAGTCGGTCTTGGAATGCTTGGTCTCGCCAATCTCCTTGCACTGGAAAAGGTTACATACGCCCAATTTGGTGAAGCACTCACTGCTCATAATTACCCCGAAGGCGATTACATCGTGACTCCAGAAGCCAGTAAGATTGTTAAAGCACTTCAGCTAGGAATTGATTCTGCAGCTGCTGTAGCAGCACGAGCCAACATGGATCGTGCCTTTGCTATTGCTCCTACTGCGTCATGTTCCTACCGCTATACAGACAGAGCAGGCTATACAACTGCCCCCGAAATCGCACCGCCGATCGGACGCACCGTTGATAGGGACAGCTCTACATTTGGCGTTCAACAGTTCGACTACGGAGACGTAGAAACGGCAGAAGAATGTGGCTGGACTGACTACAGAAAAGTAGTTGACGGCATCATGGAAATGCTTAACCGAACTGGCCTGGCGCATGGCTACAGCTACAACACATGGAGTGATGTAGTTCAGTACACAGACGAGTTCATCGAACAGTGGCTGGATTCACCACAAACCAGTATGTATTACTCACTTCAAGTAATGCAAAACACCCAAGCCAAAGACGACGCACTCGCTGCTTTGGATGGGAACTTTGGCACCATGTTCGGATTTGACGAACTAGATGCTGAACAAGATGATGTCCTTGACATTTTTAATGACCCCGCAAGTTGCGTGGGTTGTGCCGAGTAAACCACTTATTAATACCAATGAAAGCAGCAACTCCCTACCTCCATCTACACGGACGTAAGCGTACGTGGACTCCCGTCGCAGTTTCAGCAGGCACACTGCTGGAAGGCGGTGAGGAAGTCATTCAACGAGCACTTGCACTCCGTTGTCTTGAGATTCCTGTCGGAGACTTCATCAGTGAAGCAATGAAAGGCGATCTTCCTCAAGTTGAAGGTTGCAAAGAGCTGCTTCTATCTAATGTTGTCGATGAAGAGAATCATGATGTTGCCCTCAACTTTGCAGCAGCTGCTCACAAAGTGCCTACTCGCTTTGAAGCAGAAGCTGACAGAATTAAAAAAGCATGGCTTGAACTGGACCGCCATCCGGTCCTTAAGGCCGTGGTGCTTGAGCGTTCCGTCTTCTTTGTCCTACTCCCGATCTTCCGATTCCTCGGAGACACAGGATTACGCACGACAAGTGCCGATATCTCACGAGACGAACAGACCCACGTAGCGGCTAACACGCTTGTTTGTGAAGAGCTAGGACTTAAGTCTGACAAGGAGTTGAACAAACTGCGTCGTGCAACTGTTGCTTGGACACTCCAGTCTTTGCAAGCAAAAGCTGATCAGCGTTATTTGTCCAGTAACTTCTGGATGAAGAGTTCAGATTCTCTTTACACAATTGGCAAGGCTGAAGGGCTTGCTGAAACTAGAGCTTCACGAATGCCTGCCTTCTTTGAAACCGCTAATCAAAACCTTCCGCAGTACGCTTAATGCCACCTATTGAATTCACACTGAAAGAAAAAAATAAGATTCAAATTTTAGATCAAGAAATTGTCCCAGATTCATTTGACGACAGTAAGTTACCTACTGATATTCATATCGTCACCTATTCCTTGGGTGGCGAAACTAAATATGATGTTGTTCGTGCCTATGTCAAAGTAGATATCTTTGACGCCTACTACGACAAACTGAAGGGACAAGGAGAATTGCTAGAGATTAAATCTGGCTATGGAAAGATCAGACCAAACCTATATGGCAAAATCAAAAACGAAGAGTGAGTTAATCGAAGACTTGCTAATGTTAGTTAAGACAAAAGCATCCTCATGCACTGTCAAACAACTACGCGTATTACTAACTAGTTATAAATAATGCATTCGGCAAACCTAGTCTGGATAACACCAGACGCTGAAAAACTTATCGGGAAAATTGCCCGAGTATCCAATCCAAACAACGAGGATAATCCCAATGTCGAAGGCTTACTCAAGTACCTCATCAAACACAAGCACTGGAGCCCATTCGAAATGGCGTCCATGTGCGTCGAGATCGAGACTACTAGAGCTATTAGCCCGCAAATCTTACGCCACCGATCCTTCTCATTTCAGGAGTTCTCACAGCGCTACGCACCAGCAATGGCAGTAGAGCTCCCTCGTCTACGTCGTCAGGACACAAAAAACAGACAAAACTCCATCGATGACATAGCTGAAGAGACTGCTGAATACTATGAGAAACGGATTGAAGATCACTTCAGAGAGTCAGAAGCGTTATATGAATCACTTCTGCACTCTGGAGTAGCGAAAGAATGTGCACGTGCGGTGCTTCCTATTAACACTGGAACACGTATGTATATGTCTGGATCTATTCGATCATGGTTGCATTACTGTGATCTCCGTGCATGGCATGGAACCCAGTGGGAGCACACACAAATCGCTCTTAATTGCATGGATATATTGAAGGATGTTGTCCCAACTGTTGCTCGCGCAATGTGGCCAGAGACTCTATAGTTGAGACTGGATAATGAACACCCTATATGAACTTTATTGCAGCAACTGTTGAACTCAAGTCTATTGTCACAGATTCAATTAATGCTTACGGGCTCGCTTATCGCGGTGCTGATGCTGTTATTCCCGCTGGCAGCAGTGGTAGTGAGGTACGACTCCGAGCACTCTGTTACGACAGAGCCGGAGCCAAGCTTGATTCCTTCCTTGACTGGAAACCAGGCACACGTGCATTGATTACTGGATACGTGGTCTTCTCTGATGACACATCGCAGCCACTAGATCTGTTGGTAACAACTATTGAATTCAACGTCCCGCAAGAAATGTACTGCAACCAAGTCGTACTTGGTAATGCATTCTTTGCATCAGACGAAATTAAAGAACGTAAGAATGATCAAGTCGCAATCAAAATCGGTACGTCACTTGACAATTCAGATACCGTTACCTGGCTATTTATGGAACTCCATTCAAGCCGTAAAGCCAAGCTCGCTGATCGAGTCCGCAAAGGTCGCAACATTTGTGTTCATGGCTACTTGCGTGAGTACCGCAAAGAAGGGGACACAAGTCCTTATCGGGCTATCGTCGCGAATGACTTCAGCACTCGCAAAGAAAGAGAGCAAACTAAAAATACTAGAAGTACGGGCCAAGCTAAAGGCTACGCAGAAGTTGACCCCGTCCCGGACTACTAAAGACTACAACTGGATGGACTAACCATCTAATTAACATAAACATTATTTTTTACTATGAACATCGACATCAACAATATCTTCAGATCAGCAACTATTGCTGTTGTTGGACTACCACTGGCACTTTCTACAAGTGGTCTTATTAACTCTGCTGCATCAGCTGCACGTAATGCACAAGGCGTTCCTGAAGTTGTTCAGGTCAGGCAAGAGTTTGCAGGTAAAATTGCAAAAGCTTGCTATGGGTATGCACTGTCTAAAAATGACAGCACTTTAGAGCGTGAGTCAAAGACTGCAATCGATGAAGTATTTGGCGGAGAAGTTAACTACCAAGCTGTATGCAACGCTCTCGTTTTCTAATCGAGTAACGTTAACTAAAGGACCGAAGAAGAACTACGTCAGGTCCTACTAACGGTTGCAGTGTTTTTTGTAGTTTCCAACTGCGTAATTGATGGGGTTGCCAGTTAGCTACTGGTGATCCTGCCCCACAAGAAAGCCTCATGTGCGGGGCTTTTTTAGTATCAAAAATTTTACGCCTTACGAAGTCGTGCTGGAAGACTTGGCACCATTTCTTTCATGTGCTCATCGTACCTGTAATTAGTTGGAGCACCTCTTCCTGAATCTTTAATACTAGGCCATGCTGAATTCTCAGCTGCTGCAATAAGTTCTAGTACTTCTAGTGGAATACTTCCAGCTAAACGCATAACATTTATAGCTCACATTTATCTATTGTATTACTTATATTTGTAGAGTCTAATCATTAATTATATGACGCTACAAGTACTGCCTCCGGAGATGCTGGAAGGCTCAAAAGATAAAATTGAAACTAAAGAAGCACAGCCTTATTGGAAACCAAGCAGCCTTAAAGATGGAGAGTCAGAAGAATTTCGACTACTCGGTTGCTATGAGACAGGGCACGCAATCATGGGTTGGCAATATGCATCGGAAACAAATGGATCTGATGGCAATCTGCGCTTTAACGGTTATGTCGTTACGCGTACTCACCCAGGTCAGCCTGCTGACTTGGCTCGTGAAACTGATTGGAGCAAACCAGATCGACCAAAGATTGATGGAACTTATGTCAAGCCTCGTCGCTTCCTTGCTTGGGTTGCCACGAGTGCAGCTCGCGGTCGTCTAGAGGTATTATTCATTGAACAAAAATCACTACGAGAACAGCTCACCGAAATCCTTCAAGAGATTGAAGACTACACTTGGACAGAAGATGGGCTTGCTAACTTTTCGATTAAGATTAGTCGCAAGGGAGCCGGTCTGGAAACTTCATACAGCATTCTGCCGAAAGTACGTAAAGTGCCAGATAAAATTACAAAGGAATGGTCCACTCAAAAAGAATCAATCTGGCTTCCTAATTTCTTTGAAGGAAAGGATCCTTTTGACGGGCGTCAAGTTGACGAGAAAGGTCTTCCAGCTGGTGGAACCGACAAACGCGGTGCCCACGTAACACCTACTACAGCAAAGAAAAAAGTAGAACAAGAAGAACAAGAGTTCTAAGTGTCACCATATATGGCACCAGGCTTGTATCAACTACATAACAACTAGATGAATTAGAAAATGATCGAATTAAAAATTAGTAAAAATGAACTAGGTCTGTTCCAAGCAGACGCAGTGCTGACCCTGCCTCCTATCTGTGTCTCACGTCAGAAAGCTGATCGTGATGACCTGGAGTATGAACTCCGTAATGCATTCAGCCAGTTGGTTGAAGAAATCGTTTCTAAACAAATCAAAGAAGAATTCTAATGTCAAACGTAAACACCGATGGATTGCCTCCAGAAATGCAGGCACGCATTGCACAAATCATTGAAGGTGCAAAACAAAAAGCTATTGCACAACATCAGACCCAGTATCCACCCGAGTCACCACATCAAGCAGCAATTGCAATGCCTGCTGCACCTGTAGCTCCTCCAACTCCTCCAGCTCCACCAGTACCCAACTTGATGGATCACACAATCGCTCTTCGTCAGGAAGTAGCTGCATTGTCACAGCAAGTGACTGCAATGGGTCAAGTCGTTGAAGCATGTGGTCAGGCTGTAGGTTCGATGTACTCAATGTTTCAATCGCAAACCACACCTACAGATACGGGCGCAACGTATAGCCAGAACTTCCAAGAACAAGTAGACGTGGGGGACGATTACTAATGCCATACAAGGATCCGTCAAAGCAAGCCAACTATCGACGAATGTATCTGGCGGATCCTGCTAAAAAGGCAAAGCACAAAGCAACAAAGGATAAGAATCGCAGACAAAATTCCACAAAACGCAAAGAAATTTTATCCCGATTCCCTTGTGTCTTATGCGCCGAATCAGACCCAGATCTAATTGACTGGCACCACGTATATCCAGAAGACAAAGTCTTTGATATCAAAGGTTCACTGAGTCAGGCGTACACCACTTGGTGGGATGAAGTTATTAAATGCATACCTGTATGCGCTCTATGTCACAGAAAAATACACAAAGATAAACTATGCCTGATACCACAGAAGAAGCGGTAAATAAACCGTACAGGATTCAAACTGCCAGTGGCTACCGAAAGTATTTATGTTCGGGACTTTACATGCCGTCTGTTACTACAGTCTTATCTGCTACGGAAACAGAGAAAGCAAAAGCTGGTTTACGCAACTGGCAAGCTAATAACCCTGGTGCATTAGAAGCTGCATCAACTAGAGGTTCAGCAATTCACCTTGGGTGTGAAAACTATTTACGTGGTTTAGATCCAGGTGTCCCAGAAGAATATCAAGATTTCTGGACGGGAATGACCCAATACCTCGACTGGTTTGATACACTTCATTGGAGTGAAAGACCACTCCGACCTGACTGGAATCACCTCCGCTCTGACGATCGTGAGGTTGCCTATGTCTGGTCAACAGAGCATCTTTACGCTGGATGCCCTGACTTGATTGGAGAAATCGGTGGTGTAAAAATTATCGCTGACTTCAAGACAAGTAACGCTCCCTACTCTGCTGTCTTCCCTGAAAAAGGTGACCGCGCTGGGTTCGGAGGATTTCGAAAGTATCAGAAGTGTGCTCAACAAATGGCGGCTTATCGCCTTGCATTGTTTGAACGTACCGGCTATAAATGTGATGCTGCTTTGATTATTGTTTCTACACCAGAAACATCTCAAGGCATATTCATCGATTCAGATCAGATGGATAGATTCGAAGCAAAGTTTCTGACGCGTTGTAAAATGTTCCACGATAAAGAGAGTGACGAAAATACTGAAGATCGCGGTCAATAAGAACTGCGTAAATAAACAAAACCCTCAGCTAGTAGCACGGGGTTGGTCAAACGTACTAGTCGATATCGACTGGTTAATGGGATGGGTAGGCAACGGCTATGGCTGGTGCGCTACCCATTTTCATCAGAAGCACAGGCTCGCTGATAATGCTGCTGGTAGCAACCTCGTAGTCATTGACTTCGATGGTGACACCACACTTGATACGTTCTGGGCTACCGACACCGCACAACAGTGGTGTGCAGGTACCTATACCTCTGCTTCTTACACAGAAGAAGAGCACAGATTCCGTGCTCTATTCCCTCTAGCTATAGATCTAGAGAGTTCCGCGCAGCACCGTGGTGCCTACTGGCTCATTGTCAATCGGTTACTGGCAGACCTAGGTCTTACAGAACTCAAAGACAACTGTGGTCAAAAGCCTGAACGGCTCTGGTATGGCAACCAAAAGACGCAAACTAAGTTAAATCCTGGCGCAGAAGTCCCTGACTTTCTGCTTAATGACATTGACTACGACGAGCCCGCAGAGTTTACTCACTCTGACTGTGCAGAGATCGATGTCAAACGCTGCCAGTGGCTACTGCGTGAGTTCCTAGAGCCCTCAAACGACGATGAGTACGAGTCTTACTACGTGCCCGTTATGGCCGCTTGTGCAGGCGTAGGGACAGTGATCTTTGATGACTGGGTTGACTGGGTAATCCGTGGTCATCATGGTCATAAAGAAGAAAATATCCGAAGGTTTAAGTGGAAAGGTCTTGGTAAATATGCAGGTCATACTAAACTGTATTCGCTTGCTAAAAAGCAAGATCCCAATTGGACTAGACAACTACCTAGTCAGCTCCGCTTTGGTGCTGCAGGTAGTGCCGTTGGATATACAGAGCTTGATCCAGTTATCAACTTTGGAGAATTCATATCAACAAGTAAAGGAGAGACGATGGATTTTGATGTAGAACCGCTTGCGGATTCTCAACAAGCGCCGAAGAAGCGCGGACGTCCCAAGAAAAGTAATGACGACGCTGCCAAAGAACGTGAGGCTGACGTAGACAAAGTATCTACGATCCTCTCTGGTTTACGTAAGAACCGTCTTACTAACACCATTGAGTACGACGGTCCCAATGGTCAAGTCGTACAGCTCGAAGGCAATGACCTCGATCTAATGACAACAAAGATGGCTTGTGAGCACGGGGTGTTTATCCCCGAGCCTCGTATCAAGTCAGCTATTCAGTACGCAGCTATCAAAAATAGCTACTGCCCTATCACTCGTTACCTCGATGGGTGTGCAGCTCATTCCACACCTCACCCCGAGTGGGAGCGTATTGGTGAAGTGTTTCTAGGTAACAAGCACCAGCTTGCGACCTTGGCAATGAAGCGCATGATGATTGGCGCAGTTGCTCGTGCATACAACCCAGGTCAGTCAATGTCCTGGCTTCCAATCCTTGTGGGTGCACAGGGTGTTGGTAAGTCGATGTTTGCTCGCAACCTTGTACCTGATGCACTGTTCTCGGAGATCACTACTCCACTAGAGACACTGATCAAAGAGCAGTATCGACTTCATGTGGCGTGGCTCCTAGAGCTTCCCGAGATCGATAACTACTTCAACATCAGGAACATTGAGAACTTCAAGAACCTGATCACCAGTCGGGTTGATGAAGTCCGATTCCCTTATGCATCACTGCCATCGAAGCTGCCTCGTCGCTTCGTAATGATTGGAACCACGAACCGTAACCAGTTCCTTGTGGACTCCACAGGTAACAGACGTTTCGTTCCTCTTGAGATTGGCGCAGGCTTTCAAATTCCTTGGAAGCAACTGATTGCAGAACGCGACAGCCTCTGGGCTGCTGCTGTTGCTGATTATCGAGCCAACGTTGGATACGAATTCAACAGTGGTGAGATCGCTGCTATCTCGGAGTACATCCAAGAGTTTGGCGATCCTGATCCATGGCTCGACAAAATCGGTGCTTATGTCGCTATCCGTGAGGAAGTGACTGCTGCAGATGTTCTATCGCATGCACTGGAACTAGATCCACGTAACCAAAGCAGACGTGAAGGTAGACGTGTTGCTGATGTGCTGCAGTCTATGGGCTGGAGACGATTAGTAACTAGCAGGAAAGATCCTGTTACTGGTAAATCAAAGTCAGTTCGTATATGGAAACGTCCTAAGGACGATCCGATTGACGAAACTCATATCCTTAACGATTTCTAATTACACTAATTAATACATAGGTATATAAAATGCAAGCAACAGATATCAAGCTGGGCCTTCGTGTCTGTGTAAAAACTAATGGCATGACTGCACTAGTTGTGGGTCGTCCGGAGTACTACACACCACGATCAAAACTTGTACGAATCAAATATGAAAACAGTACACGTTTTGAATACATGATTAGCAATCAACTCTCGCCACTGCCTACTGAAGATCAGTATCCAGCACTGGGAGGCACATACGTAAAACCTGAAGGAGAATTCTGATGGCTGAAGCTCAACCTCATAAAGGCCGTGGTGGCCATGCATATGGCAGGCGTGTCAAGCAACTCTCCAATACTGCAGAAGAGGGAGAGCTTTGCCTGTATTCAGGACACTCACTTGGCAGGTTCTCTACTCACAGCATGCGGTATGACAGTCACCAAGCATGTGTTCGCTGTGTAGCTGGTGCTCGTGAAGGGCGTATGTCCTTTGACATCAGCAAACTGCTAAAGAAAAATCGAATTAAAGCTCTTAAATTTTGGTCACAAGTAGACATTGCATCACCCGAAGAATGCTGGGAATGGCAAGGCAACATCAACAAACACACAAAACAACCACAGTTTTCGTGGAGACGACACGGGATTAGCTCTTCTACACAGCATCATCCCCAGCGGGTTGCTACTTGGTTTACTTGGGGTGATCTTGGATTTACCGGCGTTAAAACTACTTGTGGTAATAAGTATTGCTGCAATCCTTTTCATCTTATTCCGCAAAATATTGGTGTCTTTGTAGATCACGACAGTTATCTAGAAAGCTTTGAGCTTGCATGTGAAATTCATACGCTGAAGCAACAAGTTGCCGAGTATGTAATGGAGCAAGCAATCAAGGAGCAAGAGAAGCTAGAACGTATCGAGCACCTAGATGGTAAAGAAGAGCTAATACTTAATCCAAACACGTTGTTTGATCAGAGGTATGCAGCTGTCATGGTGGATATGCTCAACGGAAACCATACCAGTCAAATAGATCCTAAGTCTTTGGGACTCCATGGTCAACCAGAGGACCATGAAACTGATGAGGATGACCCCACATCAGACTTTTAAATAACCTATTCTTATACAAGAGTCATTACATTATGTCTAGACGAACTGACCTACTACAGCAACTTATTAAATCAGATAAGTGGGGTGATGAAAAAGATCAGGAGCAGAAGTTTTTAGCTGCAACTGCTGAACTCATCCTCACTGATCTCATTAATATCGCTATCAAAGGTGTTGAAAGTCAAGGCGCTGGATCTCTGATTATTAATTTGCAGAACGACTCCACGACATTCATGTCAGGTAGCAGCATTGAAAGTGACATCATTGTTGCTGAAGCTGAAGAAGACACTGATGTACTGGAGTTCTTGCGCAAACTGATTGAAGAAGTTGATGAAAATGATTGGTCACAAAACGTACTCGTAACCTTGATCAGTGATGCTGGAACAAGAACATTTAGTCTCGAAGCAGGAGGGAGCCAAGAAAGCTTCCGATCGATCGCAGCAGAATTTAGCGGATAAGTTAAAAGAAAAAGGATTAAAGCTGCCTCTCTATCCAACGCCACAACTCATTGAAAGAGCGCGGCAAGTGATGGGGAGCATTGACTTTGATCCAACATCTGATCCTGTCCAGCAAGTTCTAGTTGATGCAACATCTGTGCCATCTGTAGAAGTAAACCCACTACAAGAACACTGGCACGGCAATGTTTGGGTTGCTCCTAAAGGGGCAGTACGTAATACACGTATCTGGCTTAATAAAACCATTAACGAGTATCGCAACAACTACATCAAAAGCTTCGTATTCTTTACTAGTGCCAGTGAAATTATTCGTGCCACTCCTATTATTTGGGACTATCCTGTATGCATTCCTTTCAGGAGAGTTAAACAGCTTCGCGCTACAGCAAATGGCTTCGAACCTGTCTGTCCTTCCACATGGAACGTACTGATCTACGGTCCACCCCTAGATGAAGCGATCAGTGACATCGATAAGGTGACACTCTTTTACAACACGTTCAGAGATATCGGACGTGTCATCTTTAACGAATATGCCGGTGATAACTGGTCCAAAGACCTAGAACATTTTGAAGAGCACAGAGGTGAAGTATGAGTAGGCACATCAACCCCAAGGCTTTCTACAACCTACCGTCTGGTGCTCGTGTTCATCCCTGTAGGTTGATCCAAAAAGATGGCACGTTGATGTGGAAGCACGCGCTGCTTTCACAAAACGAACTTATCTGCATTCCAACTGTGCAGCCACACGAGGCTCACATTATTAAAACTGCTCAACGCATTGAAGAACTGAACTCCTGGGTCTCTCAAGACCTTGACCCATGGGAGTTTCTTAAGCCAGTGTCTTGGTATAACCCTGAAGTTCCGGGAATGGATCAAGGTATTTCATTGTTCTTTAAACATACGAGCTTGCCTAATAATCAAGTCTATGACATATTAAACAGGCACATAAGTGAGTATGAAACGTTAAAGCAACATCAAGGTCTAAATACGCAACATATATTTCAAGACTTGACCATGAAGCATTGCCAAGCTGCTGCTAGGTGCTGGTTCAATTGCCTCTTCAATGATGTCAATTGCTTCCTGCTTACCAGCTGTGTAATGACTAGGGCTATTAACCCGGTCCTCTACTCCAAATACAACAGAGTCAGGAGTAGCTAGGTGGAAAGGCGATGCCTTTTTGTACACCTCGTCAATGAATCCATTCTCGGTATTCCATTTCTCAAACTGCTTATTGGCATTGAAAAAATCTTCGTAATTCATGTATCCGCATCTATGTGATTCACTTCCTAATATAAGAATGTATAAGCCATAATGTGATATGCCAGCCCCAAAAGGTGACCCAACATATATAAAGAACAAAGATAAGTATTTCGTAAGTGT